ATCGACGGGGAACCGTACAACGATTTATCCGACGATGGGTTGCAAAAGGTCGTCGATATGTTCGGCGATGTTCCCGTTAAAGAGTTGACCGCCCAAATGGAAGCGGTCAAAAAAAAAATAGATGAAGAATTGCAAATGTATTTCCCCCGGTTGTTCGACGATGCGACGGTTAAAGAGTATTACGACGAATTGCGCAACCGCACAATGTTAATGTTGGATGCCATTATAAACGGCGATACAGAGGACAAACGGGCGGAAATTGATAAAATAACGACGATGTTGTTGTTGTACAATCGCCCGGTTGTTTTTAGTGGTTCCGATAACATGGAAATTCAGTACGATAAACAGTTTGAAAATATGTGTTTAACCATATCCCAACATTTGCACGTACCGGAGCCAAAGAAATACACCGTTTTAGAGTATTACAACGCATTTGAACGGATAAAGGAGTTGTTGAAACCGACCAAAAACAAAAACGGCGTCAAATAAGGCGATTTGCGGCGTTGTTTTTCTTTGGTTGATTAACTACATGGAAAAGAAAAGATAATTTAATACGGGGCAAATTGCCCGCAAATAACGTTAAGTATGGCAGATAATAACAACCCTATAAAATATAGCGACCTTGTAAGCCCGGACGATTCGATTACAAAGTTGATTAATCAGTTAGACCAACTTTCCGACGCCTATATGAACACTCTAAAAAATATAAAGAGTGAGGCGATAACGGTTAAGGCTGCATTGGAGGGCGTAAGCGGGGCGACCGAAAACGGACGTAAAACAATCCGGGGAGCGTCCGCCGATACCGACAAATTGACACGGGCAGCAAAGGATTTGGCGTTTGCGGAAAGCGAGAACGCAAAACGGTTGGCGGAATTGAAGCAAGCCCAAAAGGAGGCAAACGAGTTGAACAAATTAACGACCCGGTTAAATCAGTCCGCCGAGGGTTCATATAATCGTTTGTCCGCTCAATACTCAATCAATAAAATATACCTCAATAATATGACGGTTGAGGAAAGGGAGGCGACCGAGGAGGGGCGCAAATTGGTTGCCGAAACAAAAGCGATTTACGAGGAAATGAAACGGTTGCAGGAAGCGACCGGGAAAACATCCCTAAACGTCGGTAACTATTCCGACGCCGCAAAAGGGTTGACGACCCAAATAGAGAACCAAACGAAGCAATTAGCATTGTTACGATTGGAGGGCAAACAAGGAACCGCCGAATATCAGCAATTGAGCAAAGAAACCGCAATGTTACGAGATGCGGTTAAGGATGCGACCGATGAAATTACCCGCATGGCGTCCGATACGTCCAATTTGGATGCCGTATTAGGTTTGGCGGCTGGTGCGTCCGGTGGGTTCGCCGCATTTACCGGGGCAATGGAATTGTTCGGGGCGGAAAGTGAAGACGTACAAGAAGCGCAAAAGAAGTTACAGGCAGCAATAGCCATTACAACCGGGGTGCAAGCCATACAAAACGCAGTACAAAAACAATCCGCAATTATGTTGGGTATTTCCCGGCTACAAATGGCGGCATTGAGCAAAGCGCAAGTTTATAACCGCCTTGTTACCATGCAGGGAACAAAGGCAACATTGGCGGCTACAATTGCGCAAAAGGCTTTCAATCTGATTGCCGCCGCAAATCCGTATGTTCTTTTGGCGTTGGCATTGGTTACGGTTGTGGGGGCTTTAGTTCTGTTTGCATCTAATACCGATAAATCGGCAAAGAACCAACAAAAACTTAACGAGGCGCAAAAGGCGTGGTTGGATTATTTGGAAACCGAGGCAACCGAAATGAACCGGGTTAGCAACGAACGTGTCGCCCAATTGAACCGGGAATTAAACATTGCTAAAGCCCGTAACGCTTCATTGTCTGAAACCCGAAAGATTGAGGACGAAATATTAGCCGAGCGCACAAAGGCGCATAATAAAAGCGTTGGTTTTTACGGTCAAGAATTAAACGATTTGGAGGCAAACCGGGCAAAGTTGAAGCAATTAAACGATATGTTATTGCAGTTGAATAACGCCAAAGCCCGTGGGGATAAGAAAGTTTATATTGATGTTGATTTAGACGGTAAAATTGATAAAGTCAAGGTTGATGAAGCAATTGAAGCCGTACAGGGTCAAATAGATAATACCGGGCGGGCGGTTGACATTGCCGTTAATCTAAAAACCGAGGGGGCGGATTTGGACGCCGAAAGGAAAATACAAGCCGCCCAAAGAGCAAACGAAAACCGGAACGCCGCCAAAGCGGAAACGGATATATTGCGCAAAGCCGAGGACGCCCGGATTGCCTTAATTAAAAATTCATTCGACCAACAACGGGCGCAACGTCAAGCCGCCAACGCCCGTGCGATTGCTGATATACAATTGCAGTTGAGGACGGAAACCAATTTAACGGTTAAGGCACGTAAAGCGTTGAACGACCAAATTGTTTTATTACGGGAACAATTGGCGGTTGATATGGTAGATATTGCCAACCAACAACGGGCGGCGGAATTGTCGGCACAACGGGCAACGCAGGATGCCCAAATTGCATTAATGGCAGAGGGGGCGGAAAAGCAACGGGAACAATTGCGGGTTGAGTATGAAAGGCAGATACAAGACATTAATACCCGGTTAGAAACCGAGCGGGGATTAACTGAAACACAAGTTGCCGAATTACTCAACCAACAATTACTTTTGCAACAACAATACGCAAAAAGTTTGGGCGAATTGAACAACCAAATTACAATCGACCAAATGCAAGCCGCCGCCGACCGGACGCAATTACAATTAGACGCCGCCCGTGAGGGTTCGCAGGAGGAAATAAATTTGCGCATTCAGTTGTTGCAGCAACAACGGGCAATTGAATTGGCGCAAAATAGACAATTAGCCGAGGACGTCCGCCAATCTGAAAAGGACATAAACGCCAAATACGATGCCGAGGTATTGAAGCAAACGACCGAGTTAAACCAACAACGGGCGTTAATGCTGTTTGACCAAACGCAAGCGTTGGAGGCGTCCGAGTTTGATTTAATCCGTAATTCCGAGGAACGCAAAACCCGGTTCCGGTTGGCGCAAGAAAAGGCACGGTTGCAAAAGATTTTAGAGTTGAATAAAGCGGCGGGCGTTAAAATGACGGATGCCGAGGTTAAGACAATTGAAAATACCATTGCGAAAATCGACCAAGAAATTGAGAAAAGCAAAGGCGACGAACGGGGAAACGATATTTACGGATTGTTTGGTCTGAATTTGGACGACGACCAAAAGGAGGCAATAAGTACGTCCGTTTCCTTTGCCATTGAGCAATTAAATAGTTTTTTGGATGCAAAGGTACAAGCCGCCGACGCCGCCGTTTCCGCCGCCGACAAAGAGGTTGACGCAAGCCAACGCCGATTAGATGCGGAATTAGAGGCACGGGCGAACGGTTACGCCAATAACGTTGCAATGGCGCAAAAGGAGTTAGACCAAGCCAAAAAGAACCAAGAAAAAGCCCTAAAGGAGCAACAAAAGGCGCAAAAAGCACAACAAGCAATCCAAACAATCCAACAAATCGGGAACCTTGTAACGGCGTCCGCTTTGATTTGGTCGCAATTAGGGTTCCCGTTTGCAATACCGGCTATTGCGATAATGTGGGGTTCCTTTGCCGCCTCAAAAATCAAAGCCGCCCAATTATCCAAGTCCGCCAACGCCGGGGGTTCGGAAAGTTACGGCGATGGTACGGTTGAAATGTTGGCGGGCGGTTCCCACCAATCCGGCGACGATGTGGATTTAGGAACCAAACCGGATGGAACCCGGAGGCGTGCCGAGGGAGGGGAGTTTTTCGCCGTTATCAATAAACGTAATTCCCGGAGGTTCCGCCGAATAATCCCGGACGTAATTAATAGTTTGAACCGGGGAACATTCGCCCAAAAGTACCTTAATGCCTACAATACCGACGGCGTTAATGTTACGGTTCAACAAAACAACGCCCCGGATTTACGGGATTTGAAAGACGATGTTAGAGAGATTAAGGAGCAAAACCGCCGTCGTCGTTATACCGATGGCAACGGCAATGTTATTGAGGTTTACAAGAATTTGACACGTAAAATTAAAAATTGATATGAACCCGATTTATAGACATTCATTTGTAAATGCGTTTTTGGCAAACGGGGCGATAAGTAACAGGACCGGGAATATTAACGGGAATAATACGAATTACTATTATACCCGTACATTTATCCCGGTTAGTAACGTGTACCCCCGCAAATTGTATCAAAACCATACCCCGCAAGCGGGCGGCACGTTTTACGATAGTAACAAAAAAGTAATTGGCGGTTGGGGTATTGACCCGCCCGCCTCTAATACTGAATTTGATATACCTAACAACGCCGCATATATCCGGTTTAATGTAAGCAAAGCGCAATACGCCAACGGGACGGCATGGTTGAGATTGGGAACGTTGGACGCCCCGAACGTCTTACAAGGTCAAACCGTGCATCCGATTTATAAGGACGATTTGGCAAAGGAGTACGAATTAGAAACCAATCAACGGTTTTATCGTGCCAAGTTATCCGGCAAAATTACCTTTGTCCGGGACGATTACAACTACATTAACCGCCAATCATTCGATACGGAATTTTTGTATTGCATTGAAAAGAGCGACGACGGCGGGCGTACATGGTTCCAATACTTTCAAGGTAAGTTTATGAAAACCGATTGCACGTTTACCGATTACGATAAAAAGGTAGTTGTACAACCGGACGCAATCGACGATTATAACGACGTGTTGGCAGGGTTGGAAAAGGAATACAATTTGATAACATTAACCCCGTCAATCCAACGTATAACCATAAACAAACGCCCGCTTATTCAAATATATGTTCCGGGCGATAGTATTGTTTCGTGTTTTTTGGGCGGTACGAATTGGGAACAAGACGCAAACGCCACGACCGACCAAAACGCATTAATACAAACCTATCATTTTGCACTATGTAATATTTTGAAAGAAATACAAATTACGTCGCACGGTTCCCCGGCGGTAATATCCGGGCTTTATACCGGGCGAATGGCGACGAGTGCAAGTGCGGACGTTTTCGAGGGTAAATTATACTCGGAATTAAATGTAAATTATTATATCTATATTTCACAACAACGAATATCCGGGGGGCTACATTTTGGGCTTGCAATAGTTGAGATACGCCGACAATCTGATGATGTGGCAATGTTTAGGTATTCAAAGGTAACGCAAGAACCTTTTGATACGTTAGAGTTTGATTTAACCGCCGTTGAGGGTTCCGGCGCAACGGGTACGATGCACGCCGATATGAAAAGTTATAATATTTATGCCCGGTATTTGGTTGATGTTGAGAAAATCGGCGATTTAAACACATATCCTTTGCCCGCCGATGATATAGTTGATAATAACCGTAATTATAGGCGTGCAATTGGTTACGCAATCGACGTGGCGTTTATATCGAATAACTTTTCAGATACGCCGACCGAGTGGGGATTAGCCGACAACGGAAAGTATTTTGCGCCGCCTTATTCCATATACGGGCAAACCTTTTATCCAATCGCCCGGTCAACGTGGCGTTATGCGTCGTTGTGGTTTGGGTTTTATTTGATGGATTGGATATTAGAGGAAAAAGCCCGAAAAGCATATACTTTGCGGGATGCGTTCCCGGTTGCGTCTTGTATATCTGTTTTGCTCAATCAGATTGCGCCCGGTATTACCCACGCAGCCACGGCGGAATACAGCCAATTTTTATACAGCGGAAACAACCCAATATCCGGGTTGAATTTCCGTTTGCTTGTATCACAGAAAACCAATATTATAAACGGGGAATATCAGCAACCCGCACAAAAAGCCCCGACAACCTTACAACAATTTACCAATATGTTACGGGATTGTTTCAAATGTTATTGGTTCATTGAGGACGGCAAATTTAAAATTGAGCATATCCAATATTTCCGCAATGGCGGTTCCTATTCCGGCGGGGCTATATTAAGCCACGATTTGACAAAGGAATTAAATTTGCGCAACGGGAAACCGTGGGCGTTCAACACGTCGGAATATTCGTTTGATAAGGTCGATTTGCCCGAACGTTACCAATTTGAATGGATGGACGACGTTACGGCGGCTTTTGAGGGATTGCCGATACAAGTAATTAGTAAGTATGTAACGCCCGGAAAGGTTGAGGAAATTAATATATCAAATTTCACGTCCGATATTGATATGATGTTGTTAAACCCCGGCAACATAAGTTCCGACGGGTTCGCCTTGTTTGCCGCCGTTCCGCCAACGTCCGGGTCGCAATGGATATTGCCATTTATCCGCCAAACAATAAACGGCGTCGAATACTTTTTGCAAAACGGATATTTGGCGTTTATCAATTTGCAATCCCAGTATTGGATGTATGATTTACCCGCCCGTCGTGTATCAATAAACGGTTCCGAGGTTTACGCATACGGTATTGAGAGAAAGAAGAAACAAACGTTTAGTTTTCCGGCAATCGACGACCCAAACCCGATGCAACTAATAAAAACTTATATTGGTGACGGTCAAGTTGATAAATTAAGCGTAAATTTGTGTAGTCGAAACATTAAAGCAACGTTGAAATATGATACAGAATAACAACATAAGCGTTTTACCGTGGTACACGTCAATAAATGAACAGAACCACCGTAAAAGTTACGCATACGGCGCAATTTACCCGTTGTTTGCCCCGGCTGATAGATTGTTGCCGTTTCAAATAATCAGAAACACACGGTCAAATAATGTTACGTCAGTAATATTGTACGATAAAACCGGAAAACTAATTGCAAATATAACAGCATACATGAAAGAAGCTGGATTGCAGATAGTAAGGTTTCAAACGTTGGGTTATGACGTGATATTATACCCGTCAATATTACCCATGCCATTAAATCAGTTGGACGGAATATATTACATGACGTTATCGGATGGCGTGCAAACGTGGTATTCAGAAATGTTTACCGTCGTGCAAGATGTTTCCGGGTACCTTAAAATTGAATGGTGGGACATTGAAAATTTAGTTTTTGACGCCGGGCAAATAGTGTATAAAAACCCGTCATTCAAAAATGCTTTGTATCTTTGTACAGAGTTAGGAAAACCGGATTATGAATTTGAAGAGGACGGCGAAGAACGGGACGGGTATTTTTTCCCGGAAAAACAAATATCAGTCAAAACGTTTAAATGTACGATATTGGCACCGGAGTTCCTTTGCGATGTTATGCGTTTTATCCGTATGGCTGATTATATTCATATAACGGATAAATACGGCAGGGAATACGATTGCGACACGTTTCTAATTACCCCAAAATGGCAAACGCAGGGAGATTTAGCGAGTGTTGAAATTGAGTTTGAAACGGCAACCGTCGTTAAAAAGATAGGACGGGGATACATACCGACAACGGCGGGAGATTATAACAATGACTTTAATAACGATTTCAATAACAATTAATATTTACGAAAATGAGTAATTACGCCAATTTGAAAGCCGCAATTGCGGAGGTTATCAAAACAAATGGTAACAATGAGATTACGGGGGCAATAATGCAATCAACATTATTGTCAGTTGTTAATGCGCTTTCGCAAGGGGCAATATTTGCGGGCATAGCCACGCCAACGACTAATCCCGGAACGCCTGACGGCAATGTGTTTTATATTGCCGGACAACAAGGAACATACGCCAATTTTAACTCAACAATTGTTGGGGCAAAAGTTGTTATTTTCTACAATAATGCGTCTAATGTATGGGTATCTATTCCCGTTGCAGTGCCAACGTTTGATGTTATAAAAGCAATACATGGGAACGCATTAACCATTAATGGATATATTTATATCAACGGTGGTGTAATAACATCATCAACAAGAAAAGTAACAGATTATTTAGATATATCCAATATGGATACTGTTTTTCTAAATTCGTGGGGTTCAGAAGGAACGGCAATTAATTACGCTTTTTATGATGCAAATAAAACGTTTATATCCGGCGTTGGAAATAATGCAATAAATAACCAAGATATTGTTATACAAAAAACCGACTTTCCGACAGGTACAAAATATTTGCGTATGACCGGGGACGGCGTGGTAAATTCAACCTGTTATGTAATTGCATTTACGGTAATGGGGATGAAAGCATATACCGATACGTTGGTTGCTCAAACTGTATCGCAAATATATACGGCATTAGCGACAAAAGTAGATGTTAACCCCGGTAATAATTTAGCCAATAGGAGTTTATTTGTTGATGGAGGTATGGTGCGTTCTGACGGCTCAATTACAACAAATTCAACACCGGGAGCCTATGCCGTAACGGGATTTATTCCGGTAAAAGAAAATACGTCAATAAGCATAAACCACGACCCAAGCAATGTTAATGGGTATTTTGCTTTATACGACGAAAATAAAAACCCTATTGCCGGAACGGTAACGAAAAACCGAACATTACCATACGTTGCCGGGGCAAAATATGCCGTATTTTCCGTTCTTTGGTCATGGACGGATATAATGGTTAATTATGGCGATACCGCATTGGCATACGAAGCATATAACCCAATAGCAGGTTATCCGGGAAACCCGCCCGCCGACGGTGCGGTTACGACCGCTAAGATTGCCGACGGTGCGGTTACGACCGCTAAGATTGCCGGACGGACAATTTTTGTTAATAATACAAGTGCAAACCTTTACGCAACGTCATATTCGGAATTATGGATTGACCCCCAATTTAGAGATACCACAACCGAAGGTTTGAAGTATTACACAAAAATAACAGGAAACTATGTATATTTTAGACCATATATTAATGGCGCAACGCCTTATGTATGGAACGCAGTTGCGGCGTTACCTAATCCGTCAACATATCATAATACCCCGATTGCATTAATTTGTAATGTGGCGGGCGGCGGCGTTGTTGTTGGCGATGTTGTGGGATATGTAGTATTTATTGATACGGAAATTTGGACAACGAGCGATATGGGATTAGGACAAATCGTAACGGATTACATTTTTGATATTGGGCGTTTTCCGACAATCTATGCTTATACGAAAAATCCCAATATTACAACAATGGAAGCGGGTATTGAGGTTGTTTTACCCACCGAAATAGTTGTAACGGTTGGGGATAATTTGGAGGTTTTTTACCGTCCGTCAATTCGTTGTATTAATCCATATTCGTATGACATTGTTTCTATATGTTCAGTTGGCAAAAATTATCCTCGTTATTTCCAATTCAAACCGGAGGCAGTCCACGCCGGAAATACATATACATTGCGTATTGACGTAAAACGAAATGATACAACGGTTATTGCTACCAAAACAACGACAATTCGGGTTATTCCGTCAATTAGTGCGCCCGCAACGCAAAAAAACATATTGGTATTCGGTGCGTCGGCAACGGCAAACGGAAACTTTACTTATGAATGCCAACGCCGTTTAACGACCAATACAGGCGACGGAACCCCATACAATCCAACCGGATTAAATTTAGGAAACATTGCCTTTGTTGGACGTAAAACAGGAACGGCAAAGAATGTCAAGTTAGAAGCGACGGGCGGTTGGTCGTGGGCTGACTTTGCTGGGCCGGGACCAACCGCATATCGTTTCAATGTTACGGGTGTTACATTGCTGAATATTGGCAATACATATTCAGTGAATGGCGTTGTTTTAACAGTCACAGAAGTAAATGTAACCGATGGTATTGGGAATATTCGTTGTACTTACGAGGGGTCAAATACAGTCCCGGCAAGTGGAACATTAACCCGTGTAACAGGTTCGGGAGATGCAACGATAACGTACACGTCCGTTGAAAGCGAAACATATAACCCGTTTTGGAATGATAGTACCGGAAAATTGGATTTTATTAATTATGCCAACTTATATTGCAACGGCGCAATTGACGTACTGATTTCGCATTGTGGCGTAAATGACATTTTCATAGGTCGTACCGGGCAAACATTAGTCGATACCTATGTTAAGCCGTTTGCCCGTGCATTTCATACGGATTTCCCTAACTCTAAATTTATAATTTCGTCATTGCCGATACCAGATTGTACGGGTGGTATGGGGGCGAATTATGGTGCAACACTTTCCAACTATTACAATCGTTCGCAAGGGTTTTGGGATACCGCAAAAGCATTTGACGCAATGGCAAATGATGCTGAGTTTTCCGGTTGGGTTACGATTGCCCCGGTTTTGCAATTGTTCGATAATGAAAATGGTTATCCAAAATTGGCAACACCTGTAAACAATCGTTCGACTGTTACGGAGTTATTGGGAACAAACGGAGCGCATCCAACTGAATACGGTTCATACATGGTTGCAGATGCTATTTATAGAGTAATTAATAAAATACTTGTATAACTATGCAGGAACGCAATATTATTAACGGGACGACCGCCGCAATGGTCGCCCCGTTATTAGAGTTTTACAATCGACTTATTCCATTTTTGCTTTTGGCGATTGTTTTAATAATTGTAGATATTCGTTTTGGAGTTGCCGCCGCCCGCAAGCGTGGCGAACCAATAAGGACGTCACGGAAGTGGCGACGGGCAATAAACAAGTTAGTTGATTATATATGTTGGGTAACATTAGCGGGTATGTTCGGCGAAGCGTTTGGGGAAATATTAGGGATACCCATATTATCGGTGTTAATCCTGTTAATCGTTTACGGCATTGAGATTTCAAGTTGTTTCAATAATTATTTTGAGGCAAAGGGGATAAAAAAGAAAGTAAACATTTTCAAATTATTTAATCGCCCGGAGGTCGAAAATTGTATTGAGGACGTACCGGACAAAGAAAAGGAGGTAAAAGAATGAAACCAATTGTTTTATTAGACAACGGACACGGGAAAGAAACCGCCGGGAAACGTTCCCCGATTTGGTCGGACGGGTCGCAACTGTTTGAATGGGAATTTAACCGGGACATTGTGCGCCGTATAGCCGAAAAGTTACAGGCGGACGGCATACCGTATCGGGTATTAGTCCCGGAGGAAAACGACATATCATTGACGGAACGTGCGAGGCGTGCCAATGAGTATGCAAAAGAGTTCAACGGCAAAGCGTATGTTTTAAGCATACACGCCAACGCTGGGGGCGGTACGGGTTGGGAGGTTTACACGTCGCCGGGGCAAACCCCGTCGGATGCAATCGCAACCGTGTTTTTTGAGGAAGCGGGACGGGAATTTGTGCCGGATGGTTGGCGGATGCGTTCCGATTATTCAGACGGCGACCCGGACAAAGAGGCAAATTTTGCCATACTGACAAAAACAACGTGTCCGGCAATCCTTACGGAAAACTTTTTCATGGATACCGAAAAAGATTGCCGTTTTATAATGAGTGAGGACGGGCGGGAACGTATCGCCAATATGCACGTTGCCGCAATTAAAAGAGTATTGACGTTATGAAAAAGATTTTGATTTATACGGCGATAATTGGAGCGATTGCCGCCGTTATTTGGGGGCAACACGTCCGTATTAAGAATTTGACCGTCGAACGGGACAAATACCGGAGCAATACCGAAACGTTGTTGCAGGACGTCCGAACCTATCAAACAAAGGATAGTTTGAACGCCGCAAAGGTTGGGAATTTGGAGTTAAAATTATCCGAATATAAAAAGTACCGGGCGGATGATGCAGCGTTAATCAAATCGTTGCAGACAAAGAACCGGGATTTGCAAAGGGTTACGACGGCGCAAATGGAAACGATAAACGAATTAAGGGCGAACGTCCGGGATAGTATTGTATATTTGCCCGGCGACACGGTTACGACCGTATTACGTTGTATTGATATTGTGGAACCGTATTTTGAGTTGCACGGATGCACAACGCCCGCCGGGGTATTTACCGGGACGCATATAAACCGGGATAGTCTGTTGATAGCGGAAACGGTGCAATATAAACGTTGGTTAGGTTTTTTATGGAAAACAAATAAAATCAAAAATCGGCAAATTGATGTAGTTAGCAAAAACCCCGCAACAAAAATATTAGGGGTTGAGTTCATAACCATAGAAAAGTAATAAACCGGGGGTTGTAACAAGTCGTTGCAACCCCTTTTTCTATTGAGCCATTTTTAGCCCGTTTCCGGGCATTTTATTTAAAAGTGGATAATTTACCCGTCACGCTTGCAAAAGTCGCTTAAATCGAAAATTTCAAGAAAATAACTCTTTTGGAACCAAAAACGAAACTTTTTGCAGTTTAAGCCAAAAATAAAAGATAAAACCTTTGGTGATTAAAATAAAGGTTGTATATTTGCATCATCAAACAAGAACGACCGGGCGTTTTCCCGGAAAATAGAGAGCGAAACAATGAATACTCAAAGCATTTATAACGGATTAGATTACACAACAAAAGAGATTAACCGCAATTTCAAAATTAAGGTAAACGGAATTGTAAACGGCAAAAAGGTTAATGTATTGGTTGGCGTGTCCGGTTTAATAAAGATTGTCGGCGATATTAAGTTAGTCAATCGCTTATTAAAACGTGCTTTCAATTGTTACGGCGACAAAGAGGTTTGCAAATTGCGCCGAGGCGTTAAAATCACTTTCTATTATCAGTAAACAACGACGGGGCGTTTTCCCCGGAACAATATAAATTTTCAATCATGGCAAAGTACATTTTAGTTAAGAAAGTAAAGGGAAAGAAATACGAGTACCAAGTTATTGACGCCGATAGTAAGGCGATTGTATCAAAAAGAACGTCCGCCCGTGAATATGTGGCGTGTACCGCCGACGGGTCGTTTTATTTCGGTCGTTTGGATTTAATCGGCAAAGGCGACCACGGCAAACGGTTGAGCCATGCGACGGAAATATTGGCAAACCCGGAAAAGGCGTATAAAAAACAAATCGCATACTTTACGCCGGATTATCGGAGTACATGGATAGCCGAAAACCCCGCCGAACAATGGATTGCCCGAAACGTTGAATATGCGACAAAGGAAAAAGAGAGATTAAACGCAATTGCGTATTTGCAGTAATAACCAAGCCGGGGGCGCAATCCCCCGGCATAACCATTTAGAGCGATGAACAAAACGAAACGTTACCGATTAAGTCAAGATGTGTATAAGATAATCCAAAATGCAAACGGCGGGTTATTTTTGCTTTATACCCGGCACAATCCCGGCGATGTGTTGAACCTATTGTTAGACGGCAACGATATTGGGTTGATGTGCCGAGTTGAGAGCCGACACGACCAATATTATAAGTATTGTAAAGTGATTAAGGAGGGCGAAAATGATATTAACAGAGGAACAACGGGAAATGTTGAAAGGTAAGATTTGCCCGTATTGCCATATTCCAACCGAGTACAAAAATAGTATTGAGGTTTACGGCATTGATTACGGAATGATTTACTATTGCTCTAAATGCCGGGCTTATGTTGGCGTTCATGCGGGAACCGACCGGGCAAAGGGTCGATTAGCAAACGCCGAGTTACGCCGATGTAAGATTGAGGCGCACCGATATTTTGACGAAATATATAAGCGTAAATTAATGAAGCGTTCCGAGGCGTACAAATGGTTATCCGAGCAATTAGGATTACCAACGGAATACACGCATATAGGAATGTTTAACCCGGAAACGTGCGCAAAGGTCGTGGACGTTTCAAAAAAATATTTGGAAACCATGCGATTTGCATTAAGAAAACAAGATAAGATAAAAGCGCATTATGAGCCGCACGGCGACGAAATGTTGAACCGAATAAAAGAGAGTTTAACCCGGTATTTTTCCGCCGACCGTTCGGATTTCCCGGAGGGATTACGGGACATTGAAAGCGATTATAATCAATTGCCGGGGGAACCATACCCAACCATTGCGATAAACGACGCCGGGAACCCGGAAGGTATGATTGAGTTTTATGTTACCGGGAAACAATACGACGTTTACCATGTGGCATTTAAGGGATTTACAAAGGGTTAATATATGGCAATGATAAAAAGAAATTGCGATAATTGCGGCAAAGAATATAACGCCGATACCCGGAATTTACGCCGGGGTTGGGGACGTTGTTGTTGTAAGAGTTGCGCCGCCCAATTGAGAGAAAAGAATAAACCCGGATATAACCCGGAACGGGTCTCCCTAAACAATGCACGCCGGGAATGTTGGACGGATTGCCCGGAACCGGAACGTTACCCGTTAAGTTATGACGGGGCGGATTTCGACCAATGGGGGGATTGTGAATTTGGAATACATGATTAAAAGAGAAACCCCCGACGCAATGAAGTAACGCCGGGGGTTGGTACGCAGTAACCGAGAGCGATGTTGTAAGGTTATGCGGTGCAACAAAATTAGTGCTTTTTATCTGTATTACAAGCATCCAACATTGAATAAATAAAATATTAAAAGGTTTTATTTTTGGTAATATAGATTTTATTGTACTTTTGCAGAAACAAAAACCCACCGGGGGATTACCCGGCAAAGATATGAGAATAAAAGAGAGCGATTTATTAAAACAATTGGCGACCGATAGCGGGAAAACAGCCAAACAAGTTTCCGAAATTGTCGTTTCGGAATTACTCAAAAACAAAGTTATTGAGGACGACCCGGACAATTGGGGCGTTTCCGTTTTCGATGCAATAAACGAGGACGTAACCGAGGAACAAACCGCCAATTGTTATGCGGCTATTTCCGAGGCGTTGGGCGTGTATCTGAAACGGGTATATTTCATTGTCCCGGATTTGGATTTAATGGGTAACGACGATTGCCCGGAATGCGGCGGCGAAATGGAAGTTACCGACGGCGAATATAAACAGACCGGAGGCGACGGATATTTGACCCCGCCGGAATATACCGCAATTTGGGAGGAAATGACGTGTACGCATTGCGGACACAAAGAGAGCAACGAACCGAGTTATTAACAATAAAAGACTAAAGAAATGGCAGAAATGACGAAATTAAGAGTAAACGAGGCAATCGCACGGGCGCAAACCGCCGGAATTAAAGTTTATAAAAAAGAGGTTGCCGCCCGGTTATGGGAGGGACGCACCGAAAGCGCACAACAAGTTAATATGACTAACTTATGTAACGGTACGACCAAACAGATACGCCCGGAATGGGTTGTTATCATTTGCGAAATGTGTAATTGCACCCCTAATTATTTGTTTGGATATGAAGAATAACGGGTTACAATGGTTTGAACGTATGGCGGACGTTATGTTTTCCGATAGGTTCCAAGCGAAAGCGATTATTTCGACGTTTGGAACGTTGGGCGTTGTTTGTCTGATTGGCGCATTGTGGAACCCGTGGCAATTGATGTTTGCGGGTATGTGTGCCGTAATGGTATTATGTGGATTTTCAGAATTAAAAAAGAGTAGAAAATGAGAGCGAACAAAAAGAAACCGGAAAACCCGGTACAAAAGACGGTCGAAAATTTGGGAGCCGTTCCCGCCGACCAATTCCCGGAAATTACCGAGGAACAACAACAAATAATCCCCCCGTTTGAAGCGGTCGAGGTTAAGCAACCAACCGGAATATTTGAGATATTGCCGGGCATGACGGTTGAGGAAATGACGGCAATGTTTTTTGATGAAAAAACGTTGATTGAACCCCCGTACAAGGTTTGGCAATTGAATAGTAAGGGACACCGCTACTATTACCGATACGACGATAACGGGAACCCGGAGTTTTTCCCGTCGGTTACAACGATATTATCCCAAACGTTGCCAAAAGCCCCGCATTTGATACAATGGATTGCAAACAAAGGAATTGAGGAAGCGGAACGATACAAAGGCGAACGGGCGGCGTATGGTACATTCATGCACGCCGCATTTGAGGAATTATTAATTAACCGGGCTTATGATTTAGACGGGTTGAAAGGCAAACTAAAAGAATATATTGAGGTTTACCGATTACCGGACGACTTTATTTATTACGCCGACGATTTAAAAAAGGACGTATTGGCGTTTGCTCAATTCGTATTGGATTATGATGTACGCCCGTTGGCGGTCGAAATTGCGTTGGTGCATCCCTATTATAAGTATGCCGGAATGATTGATTGCCCGTGTACCATGTTGGCAAAGATTGGCGGGGACGAACGTATTAACGCAATTGTCGATTTTAAGAGCGGGCGCAAAGGCTTTTACGAAGAAAGCGAAATACAATTAGGAATGTACCGGGATATGTGGAACGTCAATTTTGAACAATTCCCCGTAACCCGTATTTTCAATTTCAGCCCGAAAGATTGGCGCAAACGTCCGTCGTATAATCTGAAAGAACAAACGGATAGCCCCAATATACGGAAAATCCCGTATCTGTTAGAGATTGCAGCGATTGAGGACGAAAAGAAAGACAATACGTTTACGTCGGTTAATGGTATGGTATTGTTGGATAACGCCCCGGATTTGACGCAAAACGTAATATCGTTATCGTTGGCGGAATTGATTAAAACGAAAGCCCCAAAAGAGGCGACGCCAGACGAAAGTACGGACGCCGCCGATAAAGTCAAGGCGGACGCCCCGGAACCGGAAAAGGAGCCAAAGAAAACAACCATTGTTAAACGTGCGCCCAAAAAGGCAAAGGAGCCGGAAAAGAAAGCCACCACGGGCAAAACGACTGCAAAGCGGGGTAATGCCACGGAAAAGAAAGTAAAGCCCGCAAACGAGCCTAAAAAGCCCAAAAATGAGAGTAGGAAAAAGATGTTGAACGACGACCCCGAAATTTGATTGAGATATGAAAGGAAGAATAAAACGACCGGAGGCGCAACAATCCCGTTTGATTTTGCCCCGTGTCGGTCAAATAAAAATCGGTATTAAAAACGCAAACGGTTATCCGCAAAGCGTTGATTACTTCATACCAACGGGAAAGTATGCCGGATTATTTACGCAAGCATACGGCGAAAAGCCGCAAACAATACAAATTGTTTTCCCGGACGACGACCCGGCAAAAGTATGTAACGAGCGTTACGAATACCGGGACGACGACGGGCGATTGATTGCGGCGGGCGATGGCGATACGTTCCAAGTATGGGACGGAAAGAAATACGAAACGTTGACAACCGAGAAATACCCAAACTTAATGCAGTCAATAACGAAGCGTTACCCGAATAAAAAGAGCTGCCAACCGGATTGCGACGGTTGGGAGGTAACATTAACGCTAAACTTTATTGTTCCTTTGGTTCGTGGGGTTGCCGGGGTTTGGCAATTCGCAACAAAGGGTACGGCGTCCACAATCCCGCAAATTCGGGAAACGTTCGACGGTATGTTAGCGGAACGGGGATTTTGCAAAGGCATTATCTTTGATTTGAATGTACAATTTGCCACGACGCAAAAACCGGGCGACCTTTCCCGTTTTCCCGTCGTGTCGTTGGTTCCCAATGAGAGTGCCGACAATGTTTTGAAAGTGCGTAAAGCATGGGAACCCGTTAAAGAATTGGAGGGCGGACACGATGGCAACAATTAAACAAATTGAAATACCCGTTGAAACGGTTATCCGGGTTAATAATATTCCGGTTAAATGTATGATTGCCGAATTTTGGCATGATTGCAAAGATTGTTTTTTCAATAAATACCCCGGAAGTTGTAAACGTATTGTTTGCAAGGCTGATAAAAGAACCGATAATATTAATGTTTATTTTACGGAGGTATGACAATACGGGATAGCAATTTTATAACCATATTAGCCCCAATGATTACGAAACTTAAATTGAAAGGTAACGAATTGTTGGTTTTCGCTTTGATACATGGTTTTAGTCAAGACGGCGAAAGCCGTTTTAAGGGTTCATTGCGGTATCTTATCGAATGGACGGGATTAGATAAAAGTACGGTTATTAAGTTACTCAAACAATTAGTTGATAAGCAATATATTAATAAATTTGAGTACGAAAAAAACAAGGTGCGTTATTGTGAATATACGTCTAATTATTGGGTTGCTTTGGAGTGGTTGGAAAATCCAACTACCCCCCGGTTGGAAAATCCAACTACCCCCCGGTTGGAAAATCCAACCACCCCCCGGTTGGAAAATCCAACCACCCCCCGGTTGGAAAATCCAACCACCGTGGTTGGAAAATCCGACACAATAAAGATAGATGATATTAATAACTCTTTTGATAATGATAATACCGGGGTAAAGAACCCCGGATTGTTCCCGGATGAAGAAACAAAGATTGAGGAACCAAAAAAGAAAAAAACATTGTTCCGCAATTCCGATGTTTACAAAATGGTTAAATTTGAAAACGGCGTCGGTGTGGATTATTCCGAGTTTGAAAGTAAGTTTGCGACCCCGGAATTTGAAAAGGTCGATTTGGTTTATTACTTTCACACGGTTAGCGATTGGAGCGACCAAAAGAATATGAAGCGCACTAAAAACGGTTGGTTGGCGACCGTCCGCAATTTCATACGGGGGGACGTCGAAAAGAAAAAGTTGCATTTGAAACCCGAATACAAAGCCCCAACGCAAAGATTGAACGTTGCCGGGGCTATTGAGTATTTGAAAGATGATTATTAACATGGAAACATTACCCGAAAAGACAAACAGATTGCCACAAACGTTGCCCGAAAAACGACAATCCGCCGCCGTTTTGCTTTATAGCGGAACGGCAAAAGCAATTGAGGTTCGCCGGGCGATGGTTGAATTACCGGAGGTTGCCAAAGCATTAACCCCGGTTGAAAAGTATATTTTCGTGTCGTCCACAAAAAAACAGATTGCCGAGATTGACGACGAAACGTTGATTGCTAAAACCGGGCAAATGTTCCGGTTTATCGCAATGGACGTGGGGTTTATCATTCCCACGGAAAACCGGGACGATTGGACGTATATTTGTACCCGGTTGTTGGATTTGCTCAAACGTTATTATTCGCAATTAACTTTGTCCGAGGTTAAATTAGCGTTTGAATTGCTGATTACCGGGGAATTAGACGACTATTTGCCAAAGGATAGGGACGGCAACGCCGAACGGAAACATTACCAACAATTCAACGCCGATTATTTCGCAAGGGTATTGAACGCATATTGCCGGAAACAAAACCAAGTTATCGGCAAAGCATATACAGCATTGCCGGAACCGAAAAAGGAGTTAAGCCCGGAGCAAATCCGGTATTATCGCAATCAATCGGTTATGACTTGTTTAATGTGTTTTATGCGCTATAAATATACCGGGCGTTTAGTGTTTGGATTAACCGACGAAATGTTTGTTTATAATTGGTTGTTGGGCGTTGGGTTAGCGGATGAAGTGAAAGAAACCGAGGACGACCGGAAAGAAGCGTATAACCGATTTTTGGCACGTGCCGCCCGTGGGTTCGTTAATGAATTTACAATTTACCACGTTCGGAAACAAGGAACCCAAAGCCCGGAAATTGATTTTACAGCCTTTGAGGTTGCCCGGCGCAAAGAGATTAAACGAACATTCGACCAAATGATTAAGGACGAAATTTACATCTATCATTATTTAAGGTTTGAAAAATGAAAAAAAGAGTTTCAGCAACAAAGTTGTACCGACTTTGGGAAAGCATAAAAGCCCGTTGCTATAATCCTAAAAGAAAGGATTATCACAATTACGGAGGTCGTGGAATAACTATTTGCAAAGAATGGTTTTGTTTTGATACTTTCAAAAATTGGGCTTTAGAAAATGGATATAACCCCGGTTTAGAAATTGACCGGATAGATAACGACGGGATATATAGCCCGGAAAATTGCCGTTTTGTTACTCATTCGGAAAATAATAGAAATAGGCGAATACGCCGAGATAATACAACCGGATATAAGGGAGTAACACGGCATAAACAAACCGGGAAATATAATTATGAAATTCAAATCGACGGAATACGATACAGAAAGAGCGGTTTTATAACTGCAAAGCAAGCGTATGACGAACGATTGATTAAGATTGAACAAATAAAAAAGATGTTATGAAAATAGATTGCATTATAGGTATAGACCCCGGAAGCAACGGGGGTATCGTGGTTTGGCGACCCAACCACAACGCAACGGCAATAAAGATGCCTAAAGACATTAACGAGATTCGGGATTTTCTCAACTATTACAAAGAGATTTGCACGCCGATTGTCTTTTTGGAAAAATTGAGCGTTCTCCCGGACGACGTAACGGTTGGGGATGCCGGAGCTAATATGGGTAAATTGTACCGCATTCAAAAGATGTTGCAAAACTTTGAACATTTGAAAGCCATTATAACCGTCGCCGAAATACCATTTGTTTTGGTTAATGCTATGAAGTGGCAAAACGACCTTAAATTGCGTATCAAGGTAAAAGGGAAAAAGGAGGAAAAGACAGACCGCAAACGACGGTTCCGGGATATTGCCGGGAAATTATACCCGGAAATTACCCCGGCGTTGTGGAATGCGGACGCAACGTTAATAATGCATTTTGGACGGTTCATTTTACAAAACAACCCCCGTTGGGTTTTGGAAAATTTGCCCCAACAAATGCACAACCGTTTATTTTAAGCCCGTAGGGACGTTTAATTATTCAAATGGTTCTTGTATGACATACGAAACAAAAGCCCCGCAAATCGAAAATCCCGAAAAAATAACGGCAAAGGATTTGGCGGAAATGGTAAAGCAGATGCGGCACAACCAACGACGTTGCCAACGGAACCCAACCCCGGATAAATTGGAGACGTTGGAAAGTTGGGAACGCAAAGTTGATGCGGTCGTTGCTATATTAACAGATACACAAATGAAATTATTTAAATATGAGAAATGAATATAATTTATTTGCAAAAGAAATGGAGCAAATAGCAATCGAACGAATAAGAAAGTTTGAAAAAATTGCGGATATGATGGGTTTTGAAATATGCCTTGGTTTTTCTGGTGGTAAAGATAGCCAAGTTTGTTATGATTTATGCAAAAGAAGCGGGGCAAAATTCAAAGCTTATTTCAATCACTCGTTCGAGAATAGTATTACGTTGAAATTTATCAGAGAGCATTACCCGGAAATAATATGGAGGCGCGACCACAAGTTTGGGTTTATTCAGAACATCCGCGTGAACCATAGAGGCTTTATTCCCACCGTTCAAGCCGCATATTGCTGCAAGGATTACAAGCACAATCCGAAGTATGTGGATAGTTGCAGCATCGTAGGAGTGAGGAAAGCGGAAAGTGCAAGGCGCAGGGACAGGACGGCTATCGAAGTAAAGAACAAATCAGTGCTGAATAAGAACAAGGCATTGATAGATGATTACTTTGAGGAACACTGCCAAAGCACAGGAACGGCAAGTGTTATCCAGCTAAAGCCTATCATTGATTGGTCTGATGATGACGTATGGAATTATATCCATACACACGGCTTGCCGATTAATCCTGAATACTTGAACGGTAGAAAGCGTGTCGGTTGCATCGTATGTCCGAAAGCCAATTTCACAAGCAATGCAGCCAGCTTGATTAAATACCCAAAGCTGATAGACGCTTTCATCCTTGCAAGGGAAAAAGGGCATTGCGATATTAATTGGAATATAACGAGTGAAAACAAGGACTATTCCGATGACAAAGTACAATACATTTGCCGATGGCTAAATCATTCGTTCATGCCGTTCACGAAAAAGCAGGAAGCGTTGTACGAGGAAGTGAGAAAAGCGTATGACAATATGAGAAATAGCAAGTTTAAATAATCATTAAAGATATAATTGCGGGTGGGTACTGTGATAGATATTTAGGCAACCGATTGACCCGCCCGGAATTGCGACGTATGCCGTGCCGGGCGGTTCGTCGTTCTGATGGTAAATGTATAAGAGGGCGCAACGGCAATATGTTAGTTGAGTTTGACGGCGTGGGTAAATGCGTTATTTTGGGGCGATTATTGCGGAAAATAAAAAAATAGCCTAAAATAAAAAATAAAAGTTTTGGTATATCCATTATTTTACAGATATTTGCGGCATGAAAAAAGGTAAATACTTAATAGAATATGATTGTTACGTTGCTGAAAATGGCAATATAACGCAAAATGATAAGGAAATAAAGCCTTATTTGAACGGTGGCTATATGACTGTAAAATTAAAAATCAATGGTTTAAAAGTTATGCGGGTTCATAGATTGGTTGCTTTGGCGTTCATTCCCAACCCGGACAATAAACCATGTGTTGACCATATCGACGGGAATAAATTAAATAATCATGTTAATAATTTACGTTGGTGTACTATTGGCGAGAACCTAAAATTTGAGAACGTTAAACGTGTATCAAAATTATATCCCGTTAAACGTATTGATAAATTAGGTAATATTGTATGTTTTGATAATATTTTAGATGCGTGTGTTTTTCCTTGGCAAAAGTATGTAATATTACAGGTATGTAACGGGAAAAGAAAAACATACAACGGTTATAAATGGGAACATAACGACCCGGCGATTTCCGGGAAATAAATAAATTTAAAGAGCAATGTATATTAAGAAATTGGAATTGTTGAATTTTCAAGTTATCAAAGAGTTCAACGCAGATTTTGAGGGTAATGTATATTTCATTACCGGGGACAATGAGTTAGGCAAATCAACCCTTTTAAAAGCAATCGGCGCAATGTTGACCGGGAACCGGGACGCCGTGTTGAAAAATGGCGAGGACAAAGGATTTGCAAAAATGGTTGTAGGTAACGACGGCGAAAATTACGAGGTCGAATTAAAGTTTACCAAAGCCAACCCACGTGGGACGTTATCCATTAAATCCCAAACAACCGGGATGCGTTCGGATAACGTTTCTATGCTGCAAAAGATTTTCGGCTACCAAGACTTTGACGCCGTGGAGTTTTCCCGTTGGAGTGAAACCGCCGAGGGACGCCGCAAACAAATTGAGGTTGTAAAGGCTTTGTTGCCGGAAAAGGTGCGCACCCGAATTGCAGAAATTGACGCCGAGGTTACGACCGTTAAGGACAAACGAAAGGACGCCAACGCCGAGGTTAAGACGTACACAACCATTTGCGCAAACGCTGAAAAGCAATTGAAACCCGGCGACGTCAAAACGTATGCCGAGAAAAAGGATATTACGGCGTTGATGGAAGAACAAAACGAGAACGCCCGGTTAATTGAGAAAGCAAAAACGGTTCGCCAAACCCGGCAACAAAGGGTTGAACAATTGGCGGCAATCCCCGGACGAATTAAAACCGCCAACGATAACCACGATAAAGCCGTTGCGGTTATTGATACCAATTTAGCGAATGAAGAAAAAGAGGTTGCCCGCATTATCGCCGAGGCGCAAAAACGGTTAGAGGACGCCAAAAAAGAGGCGAAAACGTCCCGTAAAAACGTCGATGCCGAATTAAAGGAAACATTGGCAACCATTGAGGCGGAAAAAGCCGATTTTGAAAAGCGCAAAGCGAATGCCGACAAATGGTTAGAGGAATACGAAGCCAATAACCCGGAAAATTTAGATACGGCGGAACAACTGAAAAAAGCCGAGGAACACAACCGTATCAATGCGTTGGTTGTAGATTACATGGCAAAGAAAAAACAAAAGGAAACCGCCGAGAAAATCGCCCGCACGTTTGAGGAAAAATTAGGCGCATTGGCAAAGGAACGGGAAACCCTTATTGCAACGTCCGAATTACCTATTGCCGGGCTTTCGTTCACGGACGACGGGTTAGAATTAAACGGCGTGCCGTTCGTTGCCGGGAAAGTTTCAGATAGTCAAATTATGGAGGTCGCCGCCAAACTGATTATCGCAAGCAATCCGACGGTTAAGGTATTCCGCATTGCGAGGGGCGAAAGTTTAGGCGAAAAGCGTTTGCAAGCAATCATTGATATTGCTAAACAAAACGGTTTTCAAGGGTTCATTGAGGAAGTAAAGCGAGGACAAACCGATTTAGTCGTTGAGGAATACACGGAAAACGAATAATAACCGGGGGCGGGCTTTCCGTCCCCTTAAAATCTAAAACAATGGCATATACATTGAACGATAATTTGAAACGTTGGGCGGAACAATACGAAACCGCCGAGTTTATCCAATCCGACCCGGTGCAAATACCGCACCGTTACGATAGCCGTGTAAATATTGAGATTAGCGCATTTGTTACGGCGTGGATTGCGTGGGGTTCCCGCAAACAGATAATCCAAAAGGCGGATTTTATCGACCGGGAAATTTTCAAGGGTGCGCCGTATCATTATATTGTCGGAACCGACACGCAGGGAGCCGCCCCGGAATGGAAGCAATACAAAGGCAGTAAAGAGAATTTTTATAGAACGTTTACATACGCCGATTTCCACGACCTTTGCGCCCGCTTGTTTGACGTATATAGTAAGTTTGAGAACATGGAAAAGGCATTGCAAGCGCAACCGGGCGGGCGTCCGTTGGAACAATTGCAACGTCTTTTCGGCGATGTTAAGGGCGTGCCGGATATGGAAACGAAAAGCGGTTGCAAACGCTTATGTATGTTTTTGCGTTGGATGTGCCGCCACGGTTCCCCGGTTGACTTTGGATTGTGGACGATTTGCGACCCCCGTAATTTAATCATTCCATTAGATACCCACGTACATAAAAAGGCATTTCGGTTGGGGCTTGTAAAACGTCGGACGCCGGATTTGCAAACAGCCATTGAGATAACCGACCGTTTCGCCGAGATATTCCCGGACGACCCAACAAAGGGGGATTTTGCGTTGTTCGGTTATGGAGTGAATAACGGTAAGGTTGCACCCGTTACGACGGAACCGGAGCCGGAAAAAGAGCAACCAACCGCCGTGGCTGATTTGTCAATTGCCGACGTTCTGAAAATGCGGTTGTTTTATGACAACGCCGCCGCCGAGGTTCGGGAAATATGGGAAAGTCGGGAAAAAGCCCGCAAAGCATTGAAAGCAACCGAGCGTTTGAAAGCGCACCCAATCGACGGGTTGCACAATGCCGGATTGTTGGAGCCGGGCGAATTTGTTGCTGCATTTGCAAAAGTATTGGATAAGCGGGAAACGAAGTTATCACGGGCGGAACGGGACGTTATCCATACAATCGGAATGACAGCGTTTAATAAGACAATGAAAAAATTAATAGCCGATGAAAAAGCGAGAAATAACAGCAACGGGGACAATAAACAATAACGGCGGGTTGGCAATGTACATGGGGGAATTAAACGAGTTTTTCAAGGGTTGGAAAGGTTCCCGCATTATTGCCCGGTTTATTGTAGCGTCCCCCGGTTCGTCCGAGGCTTTGAAAGGGTATTATTTCAACTATGTTGTACCGACGTTTAAGCACGCAATTTGGGAGGCGGGCGAACGTCTTACAGAGGAACAAACCGAACGACGTTTGAGGGAATTTTCCCCTATTATGTACGTTGAACGGGTCAACGAGGAAACGGGGGTATATTCCCACGATTTGCGCACCGTGGCGGATTTGTCGAACGCCGAGTTAATCGAACATATCGAAACGCTCAAACAGATAGCCGCCGAGGAATACAATACATTTATTGACGACCCTAAAACCCTATAATATGCCCGCTTGCAAATGTATCGAAAGAAAGAAACCCGCCAACCAACGTAAATGGCGCATATTGCAATACAAATGCAATCATTCGGCGTTTAATGGTTGGCGGTATCAACGAAGCGATTACAGCGCAATAACTTGTTTGCGTTGCCGGATGGTTTGGAGAACAAAAGCAAATTATGTTGAACAATTGCCCCGATATTCAGAGGGCGAACAATTAAATTTTGATAATGGAATTAACAGATAAAACCCCGATGCCGCAAGGTAAATTTAAGGGGCAACCGATGGAAAATGTACCGTATTGGCATTTGCTTTGGTTGGATGGAAAACCGTTTTGTAACCGGGACGTCCAAAAGTATATAGACGAAAACCGGGACGTTTTGGAGTTGGAGAAAAAGCGGGATAAATACCGCAATGAGAGCGAAAACAGTAATTAATGATTTAATATTTAAGGTTATGCAAAAATTTGATTTGAAAGATGTTTGTTTCTTTGATTGTGAAACAACCGGGGTTCCGGCAAAGGGTTTGAAATGGGATGCGGATTTTGAGCAATTCCCGCACGTCGTCCAATTGGCGTGGTCGTTGGGCGATAAGGAAAAAAGTTATATTATCAAACCCGATAATTACGAGATACCCCCGGAAACAACCGCAATTCATGGTATAACAACCGAACGGGCAATTGCCGAGGGCGTGCCGTTTGCCGAGGTTGTGGACGAATTTTTAGCGGATGCCAACGCCGCCCCGCTTGTATGTGCGCACAACATTTACTTTGATAGTTCAATGTTAAAAGCAAACGTTTTGCGCTATTGTGGACGGGAATATTACGACGCACATGTTGAGGACGCATTACATAAGGGTAAACGCATTGATACAATGATGAAAACAATTAAGTTTGTCGGCGCATTGTATTCAAACGGGCGACCGGGAAAATATCCCAAATTAGAGGAATTATATAGTAAGTTATTCCCCGGCGAAACATTCCCGGCGCATGACGCATTAGAGGACATAAGGGCGTTGCGCCGTTGCGTCCCGTAATTGGTTAATTTGGGGATTATTGAGTTAGCGCAAAAGGAATACCCGGCGGAACAACTCAAAGCCCAATTTGAGCCGGAAAAGCCCAAAGGCGGGCGCAATATTGAGTTACACGACCCCAACCCGGTAACGGAACCAATCGGAACCGGGGAACCCGCCCCGGAACCAATCCCGGAACCGGAATGCCCGGCGGTTCCGTCGAATAGTAAGACACGGGAATTGTTGGACGAAAACGAATTTTGATTAAAACCGTGCCGGGCGGGTTCCCGGCAACAAATAATATTACAATATGAGCGAAGAAAAAAAAGCCGCAAACGTTATGTTGATACCAAGCGAAAAGGCGTTTGCATTGTCGAAAGTCAAGACATTAAAGGACGGCGGGTTAGACGTACATTATGAAGTTACCGAAACAATCGGTAATGAGAGTTACACGAACAAATACCACGTCGAAAGTGCAAAGGACATACACCCGGATTTGCGGGATTGTTTCGACCGTTTGCGCCCAATCATGGGACGGATTTTTAATATTACGTCCTTTCTTTCAATGGTTGAAACGTCCGATTTCAAAGCAACCAAAAAGCAAAGCGAATTATCACGGGATTTTGCCGACGAAATGTTGAAAAACATAGAGGTTCGGGGCGTGTCCTTTTCCGGTCAAGACGATAACGTAGGGGTTGTTTTAACCGGATTGTTTACCGTGTCGAACAATCAAAAAACCGCAATCAATTCGCCCCGCCTTAAATTCAATACTGAAACGTTCGGGTTTGAGGAAGAATTAGAAGAAATTGCCGCCGACATTGAAACCGAGGTTTACGCCTTTCTTTTCAAGGGTAAAAAGGCGCAATTGGAGTTGTTCGGGGCTGATGGCGAACCCGCACCCGGATTGAATGCCGAAAAAATAGAGGACAACGGATTGTTCCCGGATATTAACGACCCGGCGGACGACCCAGAACCGAACGACGAAACGGCGGAAATGTAAGAGTATGGAACCGTATTTGTTGACAGACCGGGACGAATACCAATATTGTATCAATCGGGGGTATAATCCCCTGATTGATATAAAGCATTTTACAATGGATATTCGTTTGAGGGTTGAGATACAACGGGAATTGTTCGGGCATTGTATTACGGGACGGGGCGCAAATATCATGGCGGCAAATGAACGCTTTTTCCGTTGGGTTTGGGAGCATAAGCCGCACCGATGTGAGGAATGTTTAAAGCCGTTACGGAATTATTCCGCCGTTTATTGTTCGCATATATTGACCCGTGGCGCATTCCCGGAGGCGGCGCATGATGCAAGGAATATAAATATACTTTGCTTTGAACACCATAGCGAATGGGAAAACGGTAATAAAACCAAAATGCGTATTTATCCCGGAAATGTGAAAATAATAGAGTTAATTAAAAATGAGTATGGAAGTTTGGAAAGAGATAGACGATTATAACCAACGTTACGAGGTTAGCAATTACGGGCGGGTTCGTTCTAAAGATATGGTTGTAAATGGACGGTTACAGAATTGCCACAAAATAAAAGGGCGAATATTGAAACCGCATACGGATAAAGAGGGATATAAGGGCGTTGTACTCTGTATTAATCAAAAACGCAAAACGTTTCGATTACATAGATTAGTTGCGGCGGCTTTCATTCCTAACCCGGACAATTTGCCGGAAATAGACCATATCGACGGGAACCGAGCCAATAACCATGCGACTAATTTACGTTGGAGTACCCGTAAACAAAATTCCAATAATCCAATAACTCGAAAACGGGTTGCATTGTCTAAAACGGGACAACTAAACCCAAATTACAAAGAAGTATGAGAACCAAAAAGAGGCAACCCGATTACGGGGCAATTTCCCGGTCGTCAATCAAAAAAGACTTTCAGAGGGTACAAAGATACCCCGCTGAGGAAAAACGCCCGCAAATCGAAGAATTGCCAAAAATAAACGCCGAACGTCGCATTATTCATATATCCGAGGTTAGCGGGTACGCCAAATTTGCCCGTTACATTGTCGGTAAATTGGTACGACTGAAAGAAAAAGCGAACGTTGGCGGCAATTCATGGTATTGCGAGTTTGTACACGACGACGACCGGAAAGCCTTAAACATGGCGGCGGGTTGGTCTGATAATAAGAAATTGTATTTGTTGGATGGTATTAAATTCAAATAATTATGAGTGTAAACAAGGTTACATTATTGGGAAATACGGGCAAAGCCCCGGATTTTAAAGAGTTCGACAACGGCGGTTGCGTTGCAACAATCACTTTGGCGACAACGAAACGAGGTTATACCACAAAGGACGGGCGGCAAATCCCGGAGCGTACCGAATGGCATAACGTCGTATTGCAAAACGGGTTGGCAAAGGTCGCCAATCAGTACGTTAAAAAGGGCGACAAACTGTATATTGAGGGCGAATTGAGAACCCGGAGTTATGACGATGCGCAAGGCGTCAAACGGTATGTTACCGAGATAGTCGCAACCGATATGGAAATGTTGACCCCGAAAGCAACCGGAGCCGGGGCGCAAGTCCCGCCGCCCGTGTCGGATGCACCCGCCCCCGACGGAAACGACGATTTACCATTTTAAGCCGTGGACGATATGGGAGCCATAAACGGACGGGTTATTTACAGCCCAAAGGGAAAAGCCGGGGAATATGCCGAGAACGCCGCCAACTTTTACGTTGGTTGTACCAATGGATGCACGTATTGTTATTTGCGCAAAGGGCGGGGCGCAAAAGTGTTGGGCGGCAATACCCCGGAATTGAAAAAGGCATTACGGGAATATCCATACGCATTGGATATATTTACAAATGAGTTGTTGAAGCATAAGGGCGAATTGCAAAAAACGGGGTTATTCTTTTCGTTCACGACCGACCCGTTATTGCCGGAAACGCAAAGGTTGACCCGCCAAGCAATCGGCGTTTGTCAACGCCACGGCGTCCCGGTAAAGGTATTGAGTAAATGCGCCGAGGGTATCAATATTTTAATCGACTTTGCCGAGGCGTCCGAGGGTTGGGACAAATCCCGTATTGCCATTGGTTCCACGTTGACCGGATGCGACGAATTGGAACCCAAAGCAAGCCCAAACCGGATGCGGATAAACGCATTGGTGCGGGCAAAACGCCACGGGTTCCGTACCTTTGCGAGCGTGGAACCAATCCCCGTGGGAATGTTTGACCGGGCGTTTTCTGTAATTGCTTTGTCGTACTCCTTTGTTGACTTGTTTAAGATTGGATTGCAAAGCGGTTGCAGATATACCAAGCGGGAAACATTGACGTTTTACAACGACGTGTTCGACTATTGGGAGGCGCACCCGGACAAAACACCCCGGATATATTGGAAAGATAGTTTTGTAAGAGCGTCCGGGATTGACCGGGAAACATTGCCCGGTTATTGTGTCCCGGCTAATTATAATTTATTCGACAATGGCAGAACATGAAGTTATAGAAACAACGACCCGTAAAATATACGTTTATCCATGCGTTAAATGCGGTTGCGATGATATAGAAATATATAATTGCGGTTATAGTTCATTTAATTGTGCTGGGGGGAAATGTAAAAAATGCGGGCATAAAATCGAAACGGGCGCAAATTGGAACGCCAAAAATAGCGAGTTAATCAAAGCATGGAACCGGGGTAATAATCCCGACGTTTTGATTGAACAATTGGAAAAGGATAAACAAGCAATCGCCGAGGAAATAAAGCGTTTGCGAAAAATTAAAAGGAGGTTGCAAAATGCAGTATAACAACAAAGATTATAAACCGAAATTGCACGACCGTTGGCGTGCATTAACCGTTAAAAACCCGTATGCAACGCAGTTGGTAACGGCGGCGTATGAGGACAACGGGATTGTTTACGGCGAAAAATGTATTGAGGTACGAAGCAAAAACACGCCGTACCGGGGCGATTTAATGGTTTGTTCGTCCGCTAATCCGGTAATTGCCGGATATGAAAGCGGGGTAACGTTGGGGTTGGTTGAATTGTACGACGTTAAGCCCGTCGCCGAGTTTACCCCGGAAGATTGGGAGAATACCCGCATACCGCCCGAAAAACGCAAATCCATTACAAAGGGGTTCGGTTGGATGATGCGGAACCCCCGCCGGGTTGTTGAGTTTCCAATTAAGGGGCAATTGGGTATCTATAATCTCGTATATACAAAAGGTTGTATTGTCGAATATCCTAAAGTTATGGTATTGGATAAAGAGGCATACAATAAAATAAAAGAAACGTATTAGTTTGTTGTATTATGGTTTAATATTATCTTTGCAAAAAAAAAGATGGAAAATTGGAAGTTTATAAACGCTAATTATGAAGTTTCAGACAAAGGTAATATAAAGTCTGTAAATTATCGGGGAACGGGTAAAAGTGCGATACGAAAGCAATCTATTAGTAAAAACGGATATATGCGGGTAATACTATCAGATAATGGTAAAAACAAAACATATTTCGTTCATAGATTAGTTGCGGCGGCTTTCATTCCTAACCCGGACAATTTGCCGGAAATAGACCATATCGACGGCAACCGAGCCAATAACGATGCAACTAATTTACGTTGGTGTACGAGAAAGCAAAATTTGAATTATCAAAAAGCAATTAATAATAAACGTGAAACCATGAAGAAAGTAAATACATGGTTTAAGAAAACCGGAAAAGATAATCACAATGCAAAACCCGTTTATCAATATGATTTAGAGGGTAATTTTATAAAGAAATGGGATTGCATACATGATGCGCAAAGATGCGGTTTTAATCATGGAAATATTATTAGTTGCTGTAAGGGACGTTTAAAACATTATAAAAAATATATTTGGAGATATGAGTAAAAAACAGGTTGGAATTATCCGCAACAATGGCGACGTACATACGGCGCAAATTGGGTTTCATATCGGACGGGTTGGCGTATCTGTTTACGTCCGGGAATATTGGAAATATAAGAGTTGGTTTATTATTCCCGGCGTGTCTGTGGATGCGGTCAACGGTTACGACCGTTACGTTGACATTGAGGCGAAAATATTGTTTGTCGGCATTGGCATACGGTTTATATGGATTAAAAGAAAGGTAAAACGATGAAAGCAAAGATTTTATTGTTATCTTTGGCAACGCTTTTGTTGGGGGCGTGCCAAAGCGAGAACGAACCAACAGAGGCATTTTATTTACTTCAAAAATCCGAGAGCATGGAAGAAAGAAACGAGTTTGTAACGAATACCACGGCGGCAATGATACAGATAAACGCCCCCCGGTATAATTGCGAGATTGTCGAAACCGCATTGGCGGGCGGCGATAGGGTACGAATTTGCGTAAAAGGCGCAAAGGAAGATTTGGACGCATTGTTTGACTATGTAAACGAAGCGGGCAAAGAATGAGAGTAAAGCAACCCGAACCGTTCGACCCAAACAGAGAATACCGCCCCGGCGAACGTTGCGTTTACCGGGGTATGGTATTGATTGCCGAGATATGGACGGCGGCGGATGCACGATTAGCCAACAACAATTCCACAATGTTTGCGCAACGTTGCGTTCGCTGCAAAATCAAAAGGGAAGATTGCCCCGGAATTGGTAGGCAATGCGATAAATTCCATAGGAGCGACCGGAAAACGATTTATTGGCGTTTGTTGCGTATCGTCGGGGGATTTAAGGGCGTCGAAACATTGGAATTTAATTATAACGGAACAATTGCCGGGGTTAAGGTTGAAGCCGCCCCGAATAGTAATAACAAATAAATTTATAGAGCGATGAAAGAAAGTAAATTAAGCCCCTTTGATGGGGATTTGTTGGCGATGATTGCCGACATTACAAAAGTTGAACCAAAGGTTACAGAGAACGACGATAGATTTGTTGTTAATGTACAACCGGAATTAACCATACCGGGGGAAACAATGGAGGCATTGGGAAAAGCGGTTGCCGGACGATTGGGCGACCGATTGTTAGGAACGTCGGAAAATCACGGCGTTTATTCTTTTTATATTTCATACGACCCGGAGGAATACCCGGAGGAAATGCGCACCCGATTAAGCGACCCGGACGCCACGGCGGGAACCCGATATTGTCGCACCTTGTTAGAGGTTGACGCAATCCAATTTCGCCGGGATAATGTGGACGACGTGTTGAGGTTTACTGGAGGGGGAACCGTTGTAACGCCCCGCACCCCGGACGGCAAAGCAATATTTTCTTTTCCCGATGGCAACGGCATATTCGTTGACGTGCCGGAAAGTTGGTATATTATCCGAGAATTGAACGGACGATTTACCGCCCGCCCGGAAAAGGATTTCAAACGGGAATTTGAAGCCAAAGGAATAAACACGGTTGGCAATTACGACGAACAACCCGCCCGCCCGTCCGTTTCTCAAATTATCCTTTTGTTCAATGAATTGTTCGGCACAAACATTGCGTCCCGTTGCCGGAAAATTGAGGAAGAATTTAACGAGTACAAAGCGGCGGTAAAACACGCAATGCCGACATTCGACGACCCCGGACGCATGAACGCCGTAATTGATGAATTGGCAGACCTTAACGCCGTCGTATTTCATTCCGCCGCAATATTAGGCATACCGCAACGGGATTTGTTGGAAATGGCATACGACAAAGTAAAAGGACGCCAAACCGACCCCAATTATAAACGGACGCACCCACACGAAGAAAGGTTTTGCGGTAATTGTGATAGTATGACAAACGAGGACGTAAGCGGAAACGGTTATTGTTACACGACCGAAAGCCCGGTTTATTGCGAGAACCCCGGTTGCGAACAATGGCAAAAAAGGCATTCCCAATTTATGAACGATAAAAAATAATAGAGCGATGAAAGAAAAAAGTTTTGCACAAGAATTGGCGGAATTGATTAACCGCCACGGTATTGACGCCAAAATGAATACAACGATTGGATTTTAGCAGACGTTGCCGTTGATGCGTTAAACGCATACGGAAAAGCCAACCAATTACGGGAAAAAATGGCAAACGCCCCGGAACCGGGAAAAGACGATTGCGATTGCCCGGCGTGTACATTGCGCCGAGCCTTACAAGGGAAAGCCCAACCCGGCGGGAAAGAATACAGAAAACCGGAGGCGTTCGACGTACCAAAAGAAGTGGAAGCAATGGCGGCGTTCTTTGCTGATATGTTCCCCGGTTCCGAAATACAAATCCAACGGGTCGATTTGAAAAAGAACCCCCCGGAACAAATGCCGGGCCAAGAATAAACGGAAAGGAGGGCGACGCAATGAAAAATAAATGTTCGTCGGAAATTCCCAATATGCCGACCGGATGCGCCCCGGATAATCGACGCCCCGAAAAGATATGCGGAACGTGTCGATATTTCAACCCGGAATTTCCGGTAAATGGAAAGCCCGCCCCGGTATGTTTGGCAATAAAGGAAATGAAAGGGGGAACGGAATACAGCAACCCCCGTGGAACGCAACATTATTTTCGTTGCTCAAATGGGAGATACGAAAACGGTATAGGACAATAGGCATAAAAGCCCCGGAAACAAAGCCGGGGTTTTGCCGTTTATGTACATGAGATAACAAAGGTTTGGCAATGCCCCGGAAAACCCGTAAATTTGCCCCGTGGTTAAAAGATAACCATTAAGACAATAAAAGTATTGAGTTAATAACAAAAGCCTCTTAAAATGGAAATTCCCCGCAAATAACTTGCAAACGAAAAACATTTATTATCTTTGCAAAAAAAAGATATGGAAGTTTGGAAAGATATATCTGGTTTTGAGAATTACCAAATATCCAATTATGGTAATGTAAAAAGCCTCAATTATGGAAGAACTGCAAAAAGTAAGTTGCTAAAGCCAACAGTAAGCGGTAAGGGCTATTTGCAAGTAAGGTTATATAAGTCCGGCAAACTAACTGCATTAATGGTACATAGATTAGTTGCAATGGAATTTATTCCAAATCCAAATAATTGGAAACAAATAAATCATAAGGACGAAAACAAGTTTAATAATAATGCCAATAATTTGGAGTGGTGCGATAATCAGTATAATAATACATATAACGGCAAACATAATAAAATTGCTAAAGCTGTAATACAACGTTCAAAAGCCGGAAACGAAATTGCCCGGTATAAATCCATAAGGGAAGCGGAAAGAAAAACGGGAATAAAAAATATAACGATTACCCGATGTTGTAAAGGAGTATATAAAACGGCGGGCGGCTATGTATGGGAGTACGATTTGACAGCAAAGGAGGTTTGACTATGAAAAAGAGAAAGAAGCCATTAGGCTATAATAAACGTTCCGAGGAACAACGAATTTACGACATTCGGTTTTGTTCCGATTTGTTTTTGCGTGGGTATTCGTACCGGGAAATTGCGGACGCATTGAACCGGGATTTGTCCGCGCGTGGAATGGGTTATACAATAACCTTTCAAATGGTTTATTACGATTTGCAACAATGCCTTATTGAGTGGAAACGGGAACGGTTGGATAATATCGACGAATACGTTACGCAGGAATTGCGCAAATTGGATAAAATGGAGCAACAAGCATGGGAGGCGTGGGAAGCGTCGAAAACCGGAAAGATGCGCACCAAAGAGAAAACCAACAAAGGGCGACCAATCAAAACCGATGCCGAGGACGGCGACCCGGAATATTACGGGTACAATGAAATAGCAACTGAAACGTCCGCCGGGAACCCCCGATTTTTGGATTTGCTTTTGAATATCCAACAACGCCGGGCAAAGATGTTAGGGTTTGACGCCCCGGTTAAAATTGAGATACCCGGATATAATGCCACGACAGACGACGATAAACCAAAGTATGATGTTAAGGCAATCCCGGACGATATGTTGTTTGCTTTGGCTGATAAATTGCAGTCCGCCGAATATCAAAAGGCATTGTTGGAGAAAGAAGGGGCGCAATAATGGCAAAGAGAGCAACCGCACCCCGTCCCGGAACCAAGCAACCGGAATGGCAAACCGAGATTTGCGACACGTGCCGTTTTTCGGAATGGATAACGGACGACCATAGACACCGGGATTTAAACGGGAACCCGATTTGTTTACGTTGCCCGCATTATGAATTTTACATTGTCCGAGGTCGTCGGGCGTGTTCTAAATGGGAGAAAGGAGCAAAGCAATGAACAACGAACAATTATTGCAGATGTACGACGCAATCCGGCAACAACCGGATTTGCTTGTTAAAGCCGCCGCCCGTAAACGCCTTATCAACTTTGCCCGGTATATGCAACCGGATTTAGTATTAGAGTCGTTCCACGTCGTTTATTATACGTTGTTGGATATGTTCGCACACGGCAAAATACGAAAGATGATTGTACAACAACCGCCCCAACATGGCAAATCGGAGGGGTCGAGCCGTAAATTACCCGCATTTATGTTGGGGTTAGACCCCGACCGCAAAATATGTATCGGTTCGTATGCGGCGACAATCGCACGGGATTTTAACCGGGACGTTCAACGAATAATCGACACGCCCCGGTATCGTGAATTATTCCCCGGCACGTACTTAAATGGGTCAAACGTCGTAACAATGGCTAATACCTATTTGCGCAATTCCGATGTTATCGAAATGGTAGGGCGTAAGGGGTCGTTGCGTGTTGTGGGTCGTGGTGGTTCTTTGACCTCTAAAACCGTGGACGTGTCGATATTGGACGATGTTTATAAGGATTACGCCGAGGGTAACAGCCCAATAGTACGGGCGGCGGCGTGGAAATGGTACACGACCGTTGTACGTACCCGTTTGCATAATGATAGCCAAGAATTGATTGTGTTTACCCGATGGCATGACGAGGATTTAATAGGGCGTATTGAAAAGAGCGGGGAAATAATCATTGATGTAACCCGTTGGGCTGATTTAGATAATATACCGCTGGGGGCGTGGGTGCGCATAAACTTTGAAGCGTTGAAAACCGGGGAACCGACCGAGATAGACCCCCGCCCGGTTGGGGCGGCATTATGGGAGGGGCGGCATAGCCGTATGAAGTTGGAAGCACAAAAGGCATTAGACCCCGTACAATTTCAATGTTTGTATCAAGGCAACCCCGGTTCCGCCGAGGGTCGATTATATCAGCCGTTCAAAACGTGGGTCGAAAAATCCGATTACGGCACATACATACGTTCTGGCGCATACATTGACGTTGCCGATGAGGGCGACGACCTTTTGTTTGCCGCCACGTATGACGTCTATAAATCCGACAACATGGTTTTCAACGAAAAGACAAAGCGTATGGAACCGTTGTTATTTGCTTTAATTACGGATATGGAAATGACGGACGAAAATACGGACGTTACAACCGTAACCGTTCCCGCAATGATAAACCGGAACGGCACGCAAAAAGCATGGGTTGAAAGTAACAACGGGGGTGCGGGCTTTGAAAAGGTTATTAAAAAGAAAGTCCGGGCAATGACAGACCCGTTTTATCAAAGCGGTAACAAAGAAAGCCGGATAATAACAGCGTCCGCAATGGTAAACCAAAGTATAATAATGCCGTTCGGATGGGAAACCCGGTATAAAGCCGTTTACGACCATGTTACAACCTTTTTGCGTAATTTCGATGCGAATACGTACGACGACCCGGAGGACGGATTAACCGGGATTTACGAAAAAGAGATTGCCGACGGTAATATACAACCATACGCACACGCCAACCGGGGCGTTAAACGTCGTAACTAACAATTTAATTGAGATATGCAAGTTTATAACGGAAAAAGTTTATAACTTTGCAACGTAGAAGTAAAACAGAGGGCAAAGGGACAGCCCAACGAGGTAACAAATGTAATTTTTAACGTTAAAATTTTAAGAGTATGATTACTTGTAAGTGTCCGGCGGCGGCTTCATTGCCCGATATTCCCGCCGTAAAATGCGCCGAAAGTTTCGGGCAAATCCAAAAGGTAGCGTTTCAACGTCTAACCAAAGACGATGGAAGCAAAAACCGTTTTACCACGGAAAAGGCAATTACTTTGCTTGCATCATGGACGACGTTATTGTCGGCGGCTGATAGCACAAAAATTGTTGTTTCCCCGTATATCCAAGCCCCGACCAACGAAGCCGGAACCGCCCGAACCTTTGGCGGCGGTAACGAAACATTGGGAGGCGTTGAGGAAATTATAGGGCGTGAACCGAACCCGTTCACGGGCGTAATGCGTAAAATCCCCCAATCAGTAATTAAGGCAATGAAAGAATTGCAATGCGAAAGTTGGGCGGACAATTTGGGCGTCTATCTGTTTGATGAAAACGGAAGTATTGAAGCTATTCAAGACGAAACGACCCCGACAACGTATTATCCTATTCCAATTCGTTCTTTGTTCATTGGGGACAAAACGCACGGCGGATTAGAAGCCCCGGACAGCAACGCAATACAATGGGCGTTTTTGCCGAACTATTCGGACAACCTCACAATTATTGCCCCGGATTTCAACCCGCTAACCGATTTGAAACCCGCAAACGTAGAAGGTTGACGATATGGCGGCAAAGGTTACAAAGGTTAAATTAGTTTGTCCGCCGCATGGTTTGACCGAAGAATTTGAGATTAAGCACGCCGAACGGTTGTTGCGGATGCCAAACAACGGCGGTTGGCAGTTACCTAAAGACAGCGATTTTAAATTTACCAACGACAATGGGATTGAGTATAGACGAAATAAAAAAACGGATAACGGAGCCGAAAAAGCGTAAGACGATAAACAAAGCCGTTTATCATCAACAACGCATTAATTTTCACGCCCGTACCCGCATTACGTCGTTTGACATTTGCCAACCGATTACGGACTTTATGGCATTTGTTTCTAACCTATTGCCGCATGATAAGTTTAAGATGTTCAAAACATTGTTCCGTTACCCCGTTAAGACAAACGAGGTAACGGGCGTTTGTTTTGATAAGTTGAGCCGGATTTTTGACGGTCGTAACCCGGCGTTCAATTATCAGTTCCAAAACCCGGAACAAAGGGACGATTGGGAGTATTACCGCCAAGACGTACTACATGAGCCGGAAATTTGGAGCACAAAAGGATGGGAGTTTTTCCAAACCGAAATAAATAGCGTTCTAATTGTCGATATGCCGAGCGAACAAAACCCCGCCGACAAATACCCGCAACCGTATTTCTATTGGTTGCCTATTGCATCCGTGATTGATTACAGAGCCAACCCGACAACGGGGGTAATGGATTATATCATATTTAGGCAGGACGGCGAACGTATCGCAGTAATTGACGACGAACGTTATAGAGTTTTCAGAGAGGACAAAAACCACAATATCGGCGAATTGCTGATTGATAACCCGCACGACGTCGGTTATTGTCCCGCCCGTTTCTTTTGGAATGAACCGTTGAGTTTATCGGAACCCGACATTAAGCAATCCCCGCTAACCAAGCAATTGGAGGCGTTGGATTGGTTTTTGTTTTACCATATCAGTAAGCGACATTTAGATTTGTACGGTGCATATCCGATTTATTCCGGGTATGAACAAAGATGCGATTTCAGTAACGGCGAAAATGGCGATTATTGCGACGGTGGGTTTTTAAAAGACAAACAAGGGTTTTACAGATTGGACGCCGCCGGGCTTTTGATGCGTTGCCCCAAATGCGGGGATAGTCGTATTAACGGCGTCGGTTCGTTCGTTGAAATACCAATACCGGACGGGGATAAACAACCCGATTTGCGTAACCCGGTGCAAATGCTAACCGTTGACCGTGGGAGTTTGGATTATAACGTTGAGGAAGAAAACCGCCTAAAGAATGACATTATTACGTCGGTTGTTGGAACCAACGAGGAAATAACCACACGGGACGCATTGAACGAGCAACAAATACAGGCGAATTTTGAGAGCCAAAGCACGGTATTAAACCGGGTAAAAAAGGGATTTGAGGCGGCGCAACAATTCGTCGATGAAACCGTTTGCCGTTTGAGGTATGGCGGTTTGTTCGTTTCTGCAAAAGTCAATTACGGCACGGAGTTTTATTTATCCAACGCAACGGAGTTACGGGAACGTTACAAAGTGGCAAAGGAAAGCGGCGCAAGCGAGGCGGAATTAGACGCCCTACAAAACCAAATTATCGAAACGGAATATCGGAACAATCCAACCCAATTGCAACGTATGTTGACGTTGGCGGAATTGGAACCGTACCGACATTTGACCCGTAACGAGGTATTGGATTTGTACGACAAACAGATTATCAGCGAAAACGATATGCGTATAAAGTTGAATTTTGCTAACTTTGTACGCAGATTTGAACGTGAATATTTGAACGTGTTAGAGTTTGGGTATAATATGCCGTTCAACTCTAAGATAAATTTTATAACAAATAAATTTAATGATTACGCAAATGAACACAATGTTAAGTAGTGAGGTTTGGCAGGATATACAAGGTTATTCCGGCATATACCAAGTTAGTACATTAGGGCGTATTCGTAGTTTGAAAAAAGGGAAAATCAAATTACTAAAGCCTTATATCAACAATATGGGTTATGCTGTTTTATCTTTATATGCTAACCATAAACAAAAAACATATCATGTTCATAAATTAGTTGCTGATACATTTTTAGTTAGAATTGACGGCAAAAATTATATAGACCATATCAACGGCATTAAAACGGATAATAGAATTGATAATTTACGTTGGTGTACTCAAAGAGAGAACATTAATTTTGAATTATCAATCGCTAACCGAAAACATGCAATGCGTAAAGCGTGTGGAGTTTCTGTTAATCAATATGATTTAAGCGGTAATTATATTGCTACTTATGAGACATTAACAGATGCTCAAACGATTACAGGAATTGTGTATCAAAATATACGTGCGTGTTGTATTGGTAGATATAAAACAGCCGGAAAGTATATTTGGAAGTTTAACAAATAAATTAAAGCTATGCGAGTAAAAGTAAGCGAGGGCAAAACTAAAGACGTTGCGATTATCGACGTTACGCCCGAAAACTACATTGTCCCGGACAATGAGAAACATTTGTATCATTGCGTTATCGAAATTAAGAAATTCGACAGCGAAACGGGCAAACGGTTATCAATTCCCCGTATTCAGAAGTTCGGCAAAAAGGGTTATGAAAATAGCATTGCCGACAATCTGAAAAAGCAGGGTTACACGATTACCGTATTGCACGACCCCAACGAGTACATGAAAGCCAAAGCCGAGGCGGACGAAAAGGCAAAGGCAGAAAAAGCCAAAGCCAACGCCGAGAAAGCCGCCGCCGATGCCAAAGCGAAAGCCGAGGCGGACGCCAAAGCCCGTGCCGAGGAAAAGGCAGCATTGAAAGCCGAGATTTTGGCAGAACTGAAAGCGGCGGGAGTTATCCCGGCGGAACCCGCCAAAGAAACCAAAGCCGAGGACAAACCCGGAGCGAAAAAGTAACAGAGTATTAAACAATTAAAAAATACGATTATGGCACAGATTGCACAGCAGGACAATTTGGTTATTGAAGTAACAACAACCGCCGCCGCATTGGATGACGCAACAAAGAAAAAGTTGATTGAATGTATTAAGGGCGGAACAATTACCGACGTAATTTTGGTAACAAAAGAGGCTGAAAAGAAAATCAGTCATGCACGTGTTGTTGGTTGGTTGGTTGACACAACCGGGGATTCCCCAAAATACACAATTGATATTATTAACGCAAGCAGCGGAGCAGTAGCAGCAATCGCACTTAATTAATTCAAAGGGAAAGAATTATGTTAACGAGAGAAATTTTAATTGCAAATGCGGCTTTGTCCGGTTTGACGGACGAACAAATTGCGGCAATTACAACATTGTCTGCCAACGACGAAAATAGCGTTATCGCCAAAAAGACGGGCGAAATTTACGGCGGATTGGATGCCGATATTTTGGCGGCGTCCGGTATCGCAAAGAACGGAACCGAAAAGACGTTTGATTACGCAAAACGTGTGGTCGCCGAGTTCAAAACCAAAGCGGAAAGCGCAAGCGCATTGCAAACCCAAATCGACAGTCTGACGAAAGAAAAGGCACGTTTGGAAAAGGCAATTGCCGACGGTGCGACCGATGCGGAAACCGCAAAGGCATTGAAGCAAGCAAAGGCAGATTTGCAAAGCGTTACGACCCAATACAACGACCTCAAAACGAAATACGACCAAGCCGAACAAACCCACACAAACGAGGTGTTCGGCATTCGTGTTGAAACGGCATTGCAGACAGCAACCGCCGGATTGAAGTTTAAGGCAGGGTTGCCGGAAAGCGCAACAAAGGTTTTGTTAGACCAAGCGATTGCAAAGATTAAGGGCATGAACCCCGAATTTATCGACGACGGAAAGGGCGGCAAAATGTTAGCGTTTAAGGACGAAAACGGCGCAATCATGCGCAACCCGAACAATCAGTTGAACCCGTACACCCCCGGCGACCTTTTGACCCGTGAATTGGAAACAATGGGTATTTTGGATAAGGGACGCCAAGCGGCGGGCGGTGGTACAGGCGCACCAAGTGGAGGCGGTGCGGGCGGTAATGTTACCGTTGATATATCCGGCGCAAAAACGAGGGTTGAGGCATACGACGCAATCGCAAGCACTTTGCAACAACAAGGTTTGCAGATTGGAACGGCTGAATTTGACGCCGGAATGAAACAGGCATGGCAGGATAACAATATTGCCGCATTGCCGGAAAAGTAAAAGACAACACGGGTAAAGGGTAAACCCGCATTTATAAACAATTAAATTTTTAAACGTATGAGTTTAATAGCAACGAGAGTACAAAATTGGCGGATAGAGAACCCGGAGTTAGACCGTAATATGTTCCGCCCGTGTGAGTACGGCGCATTGGATTTCTTTATTGAGCAAACCAACGCCCCCAGCTCAATCATTAGCCCTAATTTGAGAGATAGGGCGTTAGTAAGTATCGGCAACACGGTACAAGTTCCGGTTATCAATTATGACGAAAACGTACAAGTTAGCAACGTGCGTTCATGCGTTATTGCTGATAATGAAAATACGTCCGCATTGGTAACGCTTGTTTGGGCTACTTATGCAATCGGGTTTACAATGGTTCCGGCGGCATACTCAAACAATGAAATTTCGTACCAACACGATTTTATGCGTAAAATGGAGAAAACAACCCGTGCGTTGGCGGATGCTTTGGATAAAGGAGCCGTTGCCGCATTGGAGGCGAACAAAACGCAAGTTTTCAAAACTTTGCTCAACTACACGCAGACCGGAAACGTGATACAAGTACCAACCCAAATGGCAACCGAGATTTTGGGCGACATTAACCCAATCATGCGGGCGAATTGTTACCCGGAATATATCCACCTTATCGCAAATGCGGGGGTTGATAGCCTAATCCGCAAGTTGGCGCAACATGGCGTTTACAACGACGTTAATAAGCGTATGGAGTACGACAACAAGGTATTGCACTACACGAACAACGTAACGGATGAAGCGGGCAAAATGGGAACAATGTTTGCCGTTGCCGATGGAAACGTTGGTATCTTAACCCGTGTTGACCGTGAGGCATACCGCCGCACCCGTGCGAATTTCCACGAATGGGACATTGTACGATTGCCGTACATTGATTTGCCCGTTGGTTCGCATTATTATACCGCCGTGGGCGACCAATCGGCGATTATGGGCGACGCAACCGCCGATTTGACGTGTGCCGTTAAGGAGTATTTCGGATTTAGCGTTGATGTTGCCTACATGGTAGCATATAACAGCAAGCCGGACACCGTGGCAAATCCGATTATCAAAGCCGAGATTGCAGCACGCAATCCGAACGAACCGTTAGGAATGCCCGTATATGTAACCAACGCCGGGGAATTTCCCGCCGGGGGTGCAGGCGCATAAGCCGGAAAACGGAACAATTATTTAACCGAGGGGACGGGGTGGTTATCCCCGCCCCCTTTTTTTAATTAATGATATGGAAAGTTGGAAAGTAATATACGATTTCCCAAATTATGAAATAAGTAATTACGGAAACGTGCGTAATAATACAAAGATAGTTAAAGCCGTTCCCAATAAGCACGGGTATAATGTTGTAGTATTGTGCAATGGTATTCGTAAATCTGTTAATATTCATAGATTAGTTGCGGCGGCTTTCATTCCGAACCCGGACAACAAACCATGTGTTGACCATATCGACGGTGACAAATCGAATAATAGGGCGGACAATTTGCGTTGGGTTACAACCAAAGAAAATTGTAATAATCCAATAACAAAATCACGCCTAAATAAAAAGATTGGCGAATATATGGTTGGGAGATTAGGCGGATTGCACCAACGAGCAAAACAAATTGCGATGTATTCCATTTGCGGCGATTTGATAAAAACATTCTTATCAGTAAAAGACGCACAACGGGAAACGGGTTTAAATGATAGTAATATTGTTAAATGCTGTAAGGGTATAAAAAAGACTTGCGGCGGTTATATTTGGGCTTATGTATAGGATTAAGGAAATACAAGATAAGTTATTGCACGTCGTCGGTTGGGAACAATCATATAATCCCGCCGAGGCAATCGCCGAGCAATTAACAGAAACCGAAAGCGGGTTATATTTTCAAGGGGCGCACCCGCTTGTAACGTTGGATAATATGGCGGCAATCGTCCCGGATAATTGGGGTTTTCAATACCCGGTTTGGAACGATACAAAGGAATGGAAAGCCGGAACCGTGGTACAATACGCCAACGATGCGGCGGGCAAACCCTTGTATTGGGTCGCTTTGGTTGATAACGTCGCCGAGGTTCCCGCCGAGGGTTCGACCTTTTGGGAGAAATACAATATATTGTCCGACTATTTGGAGCGTTTGACCCGCAACGGAATTTCCACGGCGGTACAAACGTTTACCCAAATAAAGGGGTTGGATAAGGAAACAAAGAACCTATTGGAACGGCGCACGTTCTTTGATGGTGCGGGACGTATTAGAGCGACCCAACCGAACGCACATAAATTGGTTGGCTTTGAAATAATCCCCGTCCGGGCAATGGGAGTTACCGCCCAAATACACCGGGTTGGCTTGCAAATGACGGGCGGAACCGGGATTGTGAAATTGTACCTTTTCCATAGTTCACAGATTGACCCCGTAAAAACGTTTGATTTGAATTTTACGTTGACAAATGGCGGCTTTCAATGGTTCACATTGGAAGATTGTTTTTTGCCCTATATCAGCGACGCAAACAACGCCGGGGGTGCGTGGTTCCTTTGCTACAATCAAGACGATTTGCCCGCCGGGATGCAAGCAATTAACGTGTCGAAAGATTGGAGCGGCGAACCGTGCGGAACGTGTACCGGGTACGGCAATATTGAGGCATGGCGGCAATTGACAAAGTATTTGCAGATTTCGCCGTTTATGTACAACGCCCCGGAAACATTCGCCGAATACCCGGAGTTATGGGATATAGCGTACACGATGTACACTAATACACTGAATTACGGGTTGAATTGTGAAATAACGGTAGGTTGCGACCTAACCGATTTTATCATTGAACAACGGTCGATATTCCAAACGGTAATACAACGCCAAGTTGCGGCAATTGCTTTACGCACGTTGGCAATGAACCCCAACGTAAGGGTAAACCGGAACCAATCCAACGCCTCTAAAATGGAAATATTGTACGAGTTGGACGGGAACGTTGAGGGACGCCCCGGCGGTTTGGGTTATGACCTTAAAAAAGCGTTTGAGGCTTTGCGATTAGATACACAAGGGATTGACCGTATTTGTTTGAGTTGCAACAACCGGGGCGTTAAGTACCGGACAACGTAATTGCATTATGGCGGGGTTACAATCAATAATTGATTTGCGCAACCGGGTTAATACATTTAACGACGGGTTGACGTCCGGGTTGATTATACGGAACATAATCGACGACGGAATGACAACGGCGTTTATCATTGATGCCAACGCCGAGGAACAATTATTTGAACAAGGTATTAACCGATTGGGCGTTGACATAATGGATTATCGACCTTATACCCCGCTAACAATAGCCATTAAGGAGGAAAAGGGACAACCGACGAACCGGGTAACGTTACGGGATGAGGGCGATTTTGAGAGTAGTTTTTATTTGGAAGTCGGCGACAAACAATTTGAAATTAAGGCGTCGGATTTCAAGACGGAAGATTTGATAAAAAAGTACGGGCGGCAAATATTGGGATTGACGAACGAAAACATTGCTAAACTGATTTGGCAATACGTTTACCCGGATTTGCTAACCAAAGCAAAAAAAACGATATACGGAAATGGATAGAGTACCGATTATAAAGAACCCGGAGTTATTCGACCGGGTTATTGCAAATATTCAAAAGGGATTGGCGGACGGGTTGCCGTGGCTTAACTATTCCTTTGGACGTTCTGAACGGTTGGTTAAGTCCATACAAGGGAAACGATATTACACGCCCAATATTTACGTCGGCGGCAATGAATATATGTTGATTGCCCCGGATAGTAATATAGGGAATTTTTCGTTTTTCGTGTTGGACGACCCGCAACAAATTGATTGGTTCCCCGGCGAACAAAACAAATATACAACGCCGTTTTCGGTTATCTTTTGGTTTGATATGCGCACGATAACCAACGACCCCAACAACCGGAATACGGAGGCGGTCAAACAACAAATCATGCGGGTATTGAATGGCGGTATTTGGTTGCGTTCCGGTTCCATGACAATAAACAGAGTGTACGCAAAGGCGGAAAACATATTTGCCGGGTTCACTTTGGACGAAATAGACAATCAATTTTTAATGCACCCGTTTGCCGGGTTCCGGTTTGCCGGGGAATTGGGAATTGATGAAACGTGTTTAACTGATTAAAAACAAAGTGTATGCAAACATTTTTATTTTATACGGTCGTGGTTGCTTTGGTTGCTGCATTCGGTTTGACCTTGTTACGCAAATGGCAGGTTATCGAATGGGTACAAGTCCACGGCAACGAGTTTTTCGCAAAGATGTTTAATTGCGATTTCTGTTTGTCCTTTTGGGCGGGGGTTGCTTTGGCAATCCTTTTGGCGTTTATAACCGGGAACCCAACGTTGTTGTTGGTTCCCTTTTGTTCCACAATGATAACCCGTTTTTTGCTATGAAAACCGTTAAGATAGGAGAACGCACCGTTGAGATATACGACGCAATCGACGAATTGCCGATGTTGCGATTTCATAAGTACAACAAAATGTTGTTAGTTGATGCCGGGATTGGTTCCGATTTGCAGGATTTCGATACGCATATAGAAAAGGCAATAAGATACGCCCGGAGCAAAACCCCGGAATTGGCGGCAATTGAATTGGATAATATGCGGCAAAACGTGTATTTCATTCAAACCGGAATAAGCCCAAAGCATTTGGCGTTTGCCGTGTTGGTTAAATCAATCGACGGGGAACCGTACAACGATTTATCCGACGATGGGTTGCAAAAGGTCGTCGATATGTTCGGCGATGTTCCCGTTAAAGAGTTGACCGCCCAAATGGAAGCGGTCAAAAAAAAAAT